CCCCTGTGTGCCTTGGCAGTCTCAGCCTCTCTATGGGCAGTCGGTGATCCGACAGACAGGTCCTTTTTGACTTCGTTGGTGAAGGTCACCGGCGTCACCCGGTCCCCGAAGTCCTCGTGCGCGTCCTCAGCCAGCTGCGCTCCTATCCCGGTCTCGTCTATCTCCGACCCGGCCACCAACGGGAGCAGGAACTCCAGCCACCTGTACTGGTAGCGGAACTTCACCTGGTGCAGTTCGACGACCAACCGTGTCCACAGCACGTCTCCGACCCGCTCGAACAGCCACAGGACCGTCAGGTCTCGCTTCCGCCCGATGTCCACCCCGAGGAAAAGGCTGCCTCCTGTCTGCAGGAAGGGGGCCTGCGGCCGGTACTGTTCCAGCTTCACGCCGTGCACGTCCTGACCTTTGACGATCAATGGCTCAGGCACAAGCGCGCTTTCGTTCTCTGCGATCAGGCTGTACGGGATGTACGACGAAGAGCCGTCCATCGGGTTGCACATGAACTCCTGCTCGAACGTCTCCTCGTCACCGGCGATGTCCCGACATTCAGCCAGGAACTCATCCACTTCGAACGGCGTGGCCGGACGCTCCAACCCCTTGATTCGCTGAACGAGACCGTCATGGATGGCGTTCAGAATCGTCGTCCGGTGCAGGCTCCACTTGCTCCCCTTCGCTTTGGCCTCTTCCACCATCTTGTAGAACCGGGTGCCTTTGCCGTTGTGGGAACTGAACACCCTAATCGGATACCCCCACAGCACGGAAGGCGCAGCGGCTCGCCAGAGTTCATCCGCCTGTTCATGGAAGGCGAACTCGTCGATGACGACCTTGCCCCCCTTCGACCGGAAGCCCTTCGGGTTGCTGGACAGCGCATGAATCCGCTGACCGTTGGCGAACTCGACCACGAAGGCTTTGACGGCCTTCTCGCCTTCACCCTCCAGAACGATCTCACCGAGGTTCCTGGCGGCTTTGTTCAGCAGCTTCGCCCACTGCTCGACGTACCTGATGTACTCACGGGCTGCCGAAAGATCCGCGGACGTGAACCACACATCCATGCCCCTCGCCTTCGCCGCGTCGACCGTGTCCTCGTACGCCTGCACGTACGTCCAACCGATACGGCGGGATTTCTCTGCGATTTTCAGGCGGCTCGTATCGCGCAGCCATGCCTCTTGGTAGGGCAGGAAGTAACTTTGACGGGTCATGTTGCCTCCTGCTGGGTGAGAATGACGCATGGCAGATTCAGGATGGGATTGGGGCTTAATTTGGACTGCAGCAGGCGCAGTCGGAAATTTCGCCGTAGCACTCTTCGCGCTTCAATCTCTCGGAGCAAGCCGCAAGGCTCTTGACTCCACTCAAGTACAACTTGACTTGGCGCGCCGCCAAACCGAAGTGGCTGAGGAGCAAGCAAAAAGAGACAGGGAAGAATTAAGAAGAAGTACGGAACCGCAAGTTTATGTTTTCCTAGAAGATGAGGGGTTGCTTGACCAAAAACTTCTCAAATTATTTAACTCAGGAAACGGATTCATCATGCCGACAAGTGCAACAGCCTTTTACTCCACTCTGGAATTCGGAGAAAACCAGCACTTGGATCACGACACCTTCAGGCGAATATTCACCATGCGGTTTGAAGTAGATCCTATAAAGACCGGAGACCTAGTCAGTATATTTCAATTACGTAACCCGTATTCTATTGACGATTTGCCTTACAAATATATATGTTTGAATCAAAGCTTCTTACACACTGGCTCTCCAGGGGAAGCTTTTACGATAAGGATTCTTATCTCTCTCAGAGAGATGGCAATAATTGGTCGGCATGTGGAGAAGGCTGGCCTACCTCCGCAAACCTAAAACGCTTTCCTCAATCTCACGAATGGCTTCCTCGCTCAGACCGCCAGAGCGCATCTTGCCTTTGGCCTCTTCCAGCTTCTCCTTGCTGAAGTGAAGCTCAGCCTTCCGGACCTTCAGAAGCGCTTCGATTGCGCGGACTGACGTGGAGAGCCACTTACCATCGTCCGTCAGCTCGCTCTCACTGAGCTTCCGCATGGCCTTGTTCACCAACATGTTCAGGTAGGCCGTTTCCATCCCAAGGGTCTGACCAGTCGCCTGGGCAATCGCCTCGACCTGGCGCTGGGTCTCAATGGATGCGAGCACGTCGGGCATGAGGTGATCGCTTTTGTGGCGGCTGAGTCCTGCCTTGCTGATGGCGAGCCCGTGTGCGGCGGCCGCGTCGATGATCTGATCGTAGGAGTAACGCTCGCCCGTTTCCTCATCGGTTTCTTTGCCCATCAGGCGCAGATCGATGGTCTGGCGGTACGTGCTGGAGCAGATCTTGCATCGCGGCCGCATCAGGGCCGCGTAGTCGTAGTCCATGTCGGCCCCCTGGGTCAGTACTGCGAGTTCTGGACGGTGTCTGCTGGAGCCTTCTGTTCCGTGCGGGTGCGTTCGATCTCGTAGATCAGGGCACGGTTCGCGTTGCCGAGCACGAAGGTCGCCATGCTGATCACCAGGGAGATGAGCACCAGGGAGGTCAGGATGATCATCAGCGGTCCCTGCAGGCGGTTGTTGTGCTTGATCTCCAGCTGCAGTTGCTGGAGGCCCAGTTGCGTGGTGAGCTCCAGCGCATCGACCTGGTCGGCGACTGCTCTCAAGGTGTTGTCCCTCTCCCGGTCATCCACGGGTTATCGGCGCGGGGGCAGGGCGACGTTCGGTTCGACGGTCGCGGCCCGTTTGTTTTCGTAGAGGTCGATGCCTTTCTGGGTGAGCGTGACGCAGTCGTACGTGGTCCGGTCGTCCATGCCCCACTCCACCTCAACGTACCCGGCGCCCTCCATCCAGTCGAGGCAGCGGGTGAGGTCTTCGCGGGGCGGCATGGAGGCGCGCATGGACAGACTCGTCTCCAGGACGTTGCGGCCCAGGGTGCGGTTGCGGGCCGGGTCGGTCAGGCCCTCGTGCCACGCCATGTACAGGGTGGCCAGGACAACTCCACGGGTCATGCGTCGGTAGGCGTCGGCGGACGTTGTGCTGGGCATAGGAACCTCCAAAGTGACGACCGCCCCCACGAAGTCGGAGGGGCGGTCAGTGTAGGTGGGTGTGGGGTGGGGTTACTCGTCCCAGTCTTCGATCAACTGATACAGCTCAGCTTCAGCCTGGAGGGATTCGGTAGTGGGTATGGCAGGCCAGATGCCCGATTCGTTGAGGATCTGCATCACCTGGTGGTGGCGTGAGACGACGGGAGTGTCCTGCATGCTGTCGAAGGGCGCCAGTGCGGATAAATCATGGGGCATCGATTCAGTGTAGGTAGGAGCGGGACGCTTTGATACCGAATCGGTTACATCGGCTTCGGTCCCGGCAGGCTGTAGCGGATGGCTGCCAACGATATCGAGGCTGAACTCAGACGTGCTGTGCGGGAGGTGATGTCTGAGGAGCATCTCACCCACCAAGCGCTCGCTGATCGCCTGGGCGTTAGCCGGGCGCGCGTGACGCAGCTGCTCGCTGGCTCCCGAGGTCGAATTCCCATGAGTGTCATTCAATTGCTGGATGCCCTCGGCCTTGAGCTGACCGTTCGCAGGAAGGAGCGCGAATAACGTTTTCGCGTATATCGGTATAAACGGACGGTCCTGCAATTGTTCGCCTTCGATTGGCATGCGCCCATCTTGGCAGGTTGAGAAATATACGGATAGTGTAAAAAAAACAGGTTTATTTATTGCTCTTACATTTCTAATCTGGCTCGCGTATTTCCCTGGTCGGCGTATGAGTGAAGCCTTTATCGTTTATTGATATCCATAAAAGCTCGAAAGCACGCTCGTGGTGGGCATGCATGTTCGGCGGTACAACACACCATTTCCCATCGACCTGCTGCATGCCCGATTCCGCGTGCAGGTAGCTCCAAATGTCCTCCTGAACAGGGCGCGGAAGAGCCAGAATCGCCCGCCGAACTTCACGGTGCCAAACCTCGTATTTTCCGACTCGCGTCACGGTGAGCGGGTCGGGTGATCGGCACTCGATTCTGCCGAGCATGATCACCTGCGGGCTCTGCCAGCGCGACTCCCGGAGGGCCTGAGCCAGCATGAACGAGTAACGACCCGCCTCAACTAGGGGCGGGTCGTTTGCTGGAACTGCGTCTGGTGGCTCAGGATGTCCGGTCAGGATTTCTCTGACCTCACTGGTTCGGACATCTGAGAGGATTTCTGCGTCTCCGGGCTGATATCACCGACTGCCCATAGAGAGGCTGAGACTGCCAAGGCACACAGGGG